ACCGTAGGTCTTTACGATATGTACCAGACGGCGTGTTGAAATAACCTCATCGCAACCACCTTCATCAAAGGTATTACGAATTACCGTAGCCCATGATACAAGTTTATCTGCAAAATCTTTATCTTCTTTACCGACAGATTCTAATTCTTTAGCAACAATTTTTTTCTCAACTGATGCTGGTGCCCATTCTTGTTCGAATGTATTTGGGAAACGTTCAAGGAACGCTTCATTCAGAACATTGGTAAACATATAGCGACCATCTTCTGAACCTTTACCTTTTGTATTTGCAGTAGCAAAAACTGTAAAGCCTTCGGCAGGTGTGATTAACTCATTCTTTTTCTTTAGTAAGAATGGTTTGCCTTCAAATACACGTTGCAAACAGGAAAGATTATTTGAGCCGTAGTCAATCTCATCAATACAGAGCACGGCACCTTGACGGGCTGCTAGAGTAACTGGACCATCACGCCATTCCATTTGACCGTTGATCAATACATAGTTACCAAGCAGATCACCCTCATCGGTATCTGGTGTCATTGATACGCAAACGAATTTACGTTTTGCTTTGGCACAGGCTTGTTCGATTGACATTGTTTTACCGTTGCCAGAAGGACCAGTGACAAATACAGGGAAGAACTGTTTTGCTTGTATGATTGACAACACATCTTCAAAGTTGCCAAAAGGAACATAGTTATCATATTTGACAGGCACTAAGTCTTCCATCTCAAGTTCTGTTATCACATTCGCAATGCGATTACCAGACTTAGATTCTACGGGCTTTGTCATAGGGAGAACCTGTGCTGAGAGTTCTATAACGGGCGCTGGAGCCGTCGAATTAACAGCGGAGGGTACACGATACAGACCACGACCTACGCGGTTTGTCTCATCTTTTGTGAACCATTGTGGACTTGCTAACCCTAACTTTTTAGCAAGGTCTTTTGCTTCTTGACGGGTTACTGTTGTCTTACCTGTAAGGATAAGAGCATTAATAAATTTACTACGCACATCGGAACGATTAGCCATAATATAAACTCCAATTAACTATTGAAACATCATTATAAATGGTACCCGACCGTTTGTCAAGTGGTCGGATACTTATCAAACTGCTATCTGTGTTATGAACCTTGATACTAACACACGGTTGATCTGGCGGGTCTTATTGAATTTCATGAATGCTTTGGTAAGTGTTGCTGTTGTTGCCTTACCATTCACTTCAAAAGTTTCATCTTCAACTGACAGATCGGAACCAGCAGGTAAAATATAGAAAGAATCATAACCTTTATTTTTTGATTCAAGGTATTTTTCTTTCTTCAATTTCTTCACATACTTTGCAAGAATTTCATTTGCTTCATGATACTTGTGACGGACTGCATTTAGATCATCAGCAAACATACGGCGCTTCAATGCTAACTTAGCACTGGTGATTGGTGTCAGATAGAAACCTACGATCTTGGTACCAGTTGTTTTCTGGAGCCATTCACATACACCTTCACGAACATCATCCTCACCCATTGACAAGTTCACTTGCACTTTGTTTTTCTTATCGACCAGAAAAACGTTTTGATTGTTTGAATCAAAATACTTTGCCTTCTCATCATTTTGTGCATTGAACCAGCATATCGTATCAGCATCACCGTCATGAACGATTGTAGTATTTACAATGTCAAGATTGTTGACACGGCGAAACTCTTTGATGATTGGTTGCAAAGCAATCAATGCTTCGGACATCGGTGTATTCGACAACGAATCACACTGTGGACGCATGAATCTACCACGTCCGTTACGATTTGCCCATGCATCCATCAAACAAAGAATATTCTTTACTGATTTAGAAAACTCTGCATTGCTCATTTTAGAATTGATCATCTCACGAAGATAAACTTCGGAACAACGAAGTTCACCAACGTTTTCACTGAAGCAACCTGAACTATGACCAAATTTGAAATGACCATCTTCATCAAAGTTACTATTTTTTTCACGTGGATAATCTAAGTCACGGAGACCACGTGCATTACCAAAACCGTATGCTGTAAAAGGAATGTTTACTTTACGGCAGAACATTGCAAGGATAAGAATCTGTTCGTATGATGCAGCAAGGTTACCAGCCATCGAACCTGACTTATCTAACAACAACATCATGCCGTGTGATTTACCTTTAGGAACACGCATAATCTTTTTGAAAATGTTATCATCAATCTGGTACTTGTAAATTTTGTTTACGTCAATGTCACCAGTCTCAGATACTTTTGCTTTTGCAAACTTAGATGCTGCTTTACGCATTTCAAATTCTTTTGCTAACAAAGAAATATAACGTTCATTTTTTTTACGGAACTCATTATACAATTCGTTAGCACCGCTACCGTATGCTACAGTACCGCATTGAGCAACAAAGGCTTCGGTCAACAATTCTTGAACACGTTTTGCAGGTGTCACAATTCTTTGCAGATTTGGCGTAGGGATACTTATATACACATACTCACGTGCCTTAGCAGCAATTAATGACGATTCATTCTTACGGAAGTTATCATCAGTCTCACAAGTTGGTTCAAAGTCCTCATCAGTACCTTGTGATTCTTTGAAGCGATTAATAACATCGGTTAGTTCATCATCTTCACCATCCTCATCATCTTCACCATCACCAGAACTTTTGCCTTCTGCTTCATCACCATCTTCATCAAGGTTGCCCTTAGACTTACCTTCTTCTTCACCTTCACCATCAGTCTCGGTATCACCGTCACCTTGACCAGATTCAGAATCATCACCGTCACCAGATTCACCAGCACGGTAATCATACTCTTCAGGCAATTGATTTTCTTGCTGTTCTTTTTTAGAGTAATCCCAAACTTCATTGGTAACTCGGAGAACATCATCCCATGTTTCACATTCTTTAACTTTGTCAATCATCACCAATTCATCATCGGTGAATGCAATTTGCATTGTGTAACCAGACTTGGTAAAAAGATTCAGACGGTCAATGAATGTCATTGCATTAACATCACGACCAGATAGACCAAAAAAATCACGCTTCATTAATTCATCATAACCTTTGATGAATGATGAACGAAGGCCAGGGTAACGGCGCTTCTGACGTTTCTCAATACGTGCATCCTCAACTACGTTTAAGAAACCTTTATAGTTCTTACCCATAGCGTGGATTGCATCATGCCAACCGTCGGATGGTGTGTCTAAGGCGTGACCAACTTCATGACCCATCAATAGGTCATACATATCACCTGACATATCTTCCCATATAGGGCAATACAGTACACGATTTTTAGGATCGAATGCTGCGGTAGATATTTTTTTGTGTTGGATTGTAAGATTCTCAGTAGCCAGCAGTTTGGCTAGACCTGATTTTTGATTTTGAATGTTGCTCATTTGATATCCCATCAACTATTGAACTAACATTGTATCAGGGACCACGACATTTGTCAAGTGGGTTATAAGATGTGACGGCAACACTTCTGCTAGTATATCTATACCGTAGGTGGATATTGCATTCTTGATATCAAGAATAGCAAATTCATAATCCATTTCATTTCTGTCAACTAACTCTTGTAATTTTGACATTTGCTTCTCCTAGTAACTCAATATACATATTGTCTCATAGGTACCGCAGATTGTCAAGCCCTTTATTTTATTGCAATAAAAGCAACAAACCCATAGTTCTGCCAGAATGATTCTATTTTTTGGAAACTAAAGCCAGCAGTGGCACACTTGTTCATTAACTCAGTTCTGGTATTCAACTTCATCATGTGGCGCAACTGTCTTTCTTTATTTAGAATATCATCCGATGTGAAGTGTTCTCGTTTGTAATCGTAGTATGTAAAGGTTCTTATCTCATTTATTCTTGCACACTCTGATACAGTTTTCTCAGCAAAGATAAATGCACCGCCAGGGTTTAACCCATCATAGATTTGTCGAATGATATTAGTTCTTGCAGCCTCTGGTATGAATTGCAAAGTAAAGATTGATGTTACTAAGGAACAGTTCTTAAATTCAAAGTCACGAACGTCACCCTTAAAGTATTTAAGATTGGAAAATTCTTTTTCATCTGCTGGAAATGTTGAAAAGAAATCTTCTTCTACTTCAATACCAAAGTAGTTTGCTTTAGGTGCAAACGTATTCTGATCTATCATTGCCTTCAATAATTTACCTGTTGAGCAACCAACATCAACAACCGATGCTTCATCTTCAACAAAGTATTCTGAATACTTCAACACATCATTCCATAGGTTAGTATAACCACGAATAGAATGTTCTATGTGATTATCGAAACCTTCTTCTCTCTGTGCAAATGTAAACTTAGTCATAGCGATTCCTTGTAGGGCTTCAATATATTCTCATAAATGTTTGATGCTAATGCTGCCATCATCTTCGGTGCAACCATACGGCCAAGTCGTTCTGCTTTCTGATCAAACGTTCCAGTCAGTATATAATCATCTGGAATGCTCATCAATATTTTTAATTCTTTGATTGTCAACTTACGATTCTTAGCATAGTGAAACACACCACTCACACCTTTCTGTTGACCTGCTTGTGTCAATGTAGGTGATGGTAATTGAATCGCTGGTCGAATCATATTGAAACACGAACCTTTAGGATTCTTATCACGGAATTCTGTATCAGATGGTTTAGTATGTCTAGTTGGATTGAATGGTAGTAACTCAACAAACTTTTTCTGAAACGAACCTTCAACAAAATCTAATAGTTCTTTCTCTTCTTCTGGATCATTTTCAATATGATCGATAGCATCTTTGATACCTATATGTTTTGTTGTTGCATGTGGCCTAGTCATTGCTTCCATGTTTAGAAAGTTGATACCAACAGCATCAGCAACATCTTGACGTACACACACAAAGAACAAACGTTCACGTGCTTGTGGCACACCATAGTCAGCAGCATTCAACACGTGATGTGTTACAAGATAACCTGGTTCAATCTTTTCAAAAGCATTTTGAAACTCAATCAGTTTTCTACGTGCTTCACCCATCGTAATGCCTTTGACATTCTCTGCAATGATTATCTTGGGTTGTAATTCTTTTGCTACACGAATATATTCAAAGAATAAATCTTCAATTGCTTCTACAGTTTGATCGTCTGAGTATTGTTTAACACCAGACTTAACTTCGACTTCACCTTCAGATACAACTTCACCAGTTTCAAAATCAAAATGACTCTCAGTGGTATCTTTGACTGCACCTTTCCAATTCTTCTCACGCTTACCTGCAACGGAGAATGCAGAACATGGTGGTGAACCATCAAGTATATCCAACTCACCAACTTGCAGATTACCAGCATCAAGAAAATCTTTACCACTGATCTTCTTGATATCGCCCGGAATTACTATTGTGTCTGGGAAATTTGTAGAGTAAGTTTTGATTGCTTCTTCCACAAACTCATTGATAGCAATCACTTTGCCACCAGCAAGTCTGTAACCTGTTGAACTACCACCACCGCCAGCAAACGTACTGACAACGGTAAACAGTTTACGGGCAGAGGATTTCTTTACATCTTCAATCGAATAGTGTTCGTACTTCGGCATAATCTTTCCAATCTCGGTATACATCTAACATGCGTTTTCGTTTTTTATAATTCACTCTATTTGATTGTAACAGGACTTCAAATGCTTTGTCAATACCTGATCCCAATTGGAGATTAATATGTGACTTAGGTTTACCTATAGTTTCAAATTCTGGAAATGCGGCAAGCACATGATGCTTTTGATGTGGCTTATTCAACTCGAACCAATCGTATTGTCGGAAGAAATCGACAACGGTAGTATCAAGATATGGTGCTACAAACTTTTTATTATATTTTTCGGCAAGTAATAACTGCTGACTTAATCCTGCTGGATTAGATTGACCAAAGTAATCTTGACGAAATTGATCGAATAATGACTTGGGTTGTTTGAAATGAATACATGCTCTCTTTGATACTCCATAGTGTCCATCGGCAGCAATTCCAGATAGAATATTTGTCTCTTCTATTTTAGGATAGATGTACATAAAAGGAAACGTACATTCATAATGTGTTTTCTTAACACACTTCCAATTCTTACGTAATGTTTCAAAATCATTTTCTAAATTGTTTATTGGTACAACTACAGTTGTGCAATCCCAACCCATCTTATCGCTTGTACTCTTTGCTTTCTCAGCATCATATGTAGGTTGACCTTCTAAGTGAAAAGTATAGGCATGAACTTTCTTACCTAATCGATGTGCTGTAAGTGCTAGTGATAATGAATCTACACCACCTGAAAGAAGAACGGCAACAGTTTCATCGTTACAATTAGTTGCAACAAATTTCTCAAGCAATTTGTCGATCATTCTTTGCTTTCCTCACGATGGTCTTGATTGTTTTCTTTTGTTTCTTACGTGCCATTTGTAGTGCTACTGGTTTAGCATGACTAGTAAACTTAATTCCATTTAGATGTTCCAGTTCATGTAAGAAACATTGAGCACTTACACCCTCAAGTCTACCTTCTTTTACAACGCCATACTCATCCATATATTCTACATCAATCCACTCTGGTCGATCAACATTAAAAAACAATCCAGGGAAGGAAAGACAACCCTCTTTATTTTTGGCAAGCGTTTCTGATTGCCTAATGACTTTTGGATTTAAACATACCATTTGGAACTCATCTGTACCTATAACAAACATTCTTTCCGATGCACCACATTGATTGGCAGATAGTCCAACACCACCATATAACTTCATGGTCATCTTCAATCGTTTTGCTAAGGTCACTAATGCTGGAGCAGGAAATCCATCTTTGTATTCTGGAATTACAGTAAGTAACATAGGATAATTTTCGCCAAACAAAGGCAATGGATCAAGTCTCTCTGTTGTTTGTATACCTGCTGTGGTATCAATCGTTAATATCTCACTCATTTTTCTAGTACCCATTCTTCAGCAAAGTTCTCTGCTGCATGTAAAGTTAAAAAGTCTGAGGTATATCTTACACCAAACTTGTCCGTACAGGTTACAATATAATTTTTTGTTTCTTCGTCCAAAGATACGACCGCCTTACGATCTCTATCCATGTGTCCACTTATCTCTATCATTTTACTATCCTCGAAAAGTTTTTTACTTTCTCAAATTTAATTGTGTTGGCAAATTTATCTTGCAGTATATCGCCCTTATGACTAATTACAAATAGGTTTACTTCATCAAGTGCATGTAGAATCTTCATCAGTTCTTCTGTGCCTGTAGTATCTAGGGAAGAATCGAATACCTCATCTAGTATCAACAGATTGGTACTGGATGAGTTCTTTAGTTTAGCAACCGCCCTCCACGTCAACATCAATGCCATATCAATACGTTGCTTCTCACCTTCAGAGAAGTTGTGGTAACTAAAGTCATCACGATGGCGTGACTTGATTGTCTCTTTGAATGACTCATCAAGATTAAAGTTGACAAAGAAGTCTAATGAGGCAAGATACTTGTTGATTAGTTTATTGATGATGGGTAGATATTGTTTGATGATCTTAGTCTTGATGCCAGTATCTTTTAAAAGAACTGATGCTGCATCATAGTATGCCCTCTCTGTAATCAACACTCTCAAATCAGATTGTGATGTTGAAATTTGTTCCTGTAAGTCAACCAACTCATTAGCATCAGCACTTTCTTCAGATGCATTTAAATCTGCAATTTGTTTTTCTAGTTTTACAATTGCTGCTTCCAATCCTGCTTTGCCAGTTTGTTTGGTTGCAAGTTCAATTCGTATTGTGTGTAGTGTCTGTTCATCGGAACGCAAAGATGTCAGCAAAGTTTCATGCTCTGTTATCTTCACTTGAAGTTCTGTTAGACCACTAACAAGTTCCTGCTCCTTTGATAGTAGAGTGCCCATGTGCCCTTCTTTAAACTCCAAGGTAATGGCCTGCCTACACGTTGGGCAATCAGCATTGTGTTCATAGAAATCTCTATCTGTTCCCACTTGGGATATCTTGCTTTCAATTTTTGATTCAACTTTTTTAAACGCAGTAATCTTCTTTTCATTTTCAGGAATTTTCGAGCAGACTTCGGTATATGTTTGTTTCTGTCGCTCCAGATCGTCAATCTCTCTATGTAAGGTGCGTATGGTTTCTCTGCAACTTTGTATTTCACTAGCATATTCGTTTACCTTTACATCTTTATCTTCGTTGAGTTTATCTTGATGTTCTTTTTTTAAATTGTATTTCTGCGTCAGTAAATCTATCTCACTTTTCTTTACAAATGTTTGTTCTTTATTTGTTGAGGTTCTTTCTTTTACCAAACTATTCATGGTAGAAAAGATTTCAATATCTAAAAGATCCTCAATGATAGAGCGGCGATCAGATGCAGACAATTGCATGAATGGTGTGAATGATGCCGATCCAAGAATAACAATCTGTGTAAATGATTTATAGTTTAATTTTAAAATAAACTTTTCCAAATACTCTTGATAGTCACGTACTGCGGCGTCTTGATTAATCAATTCACCATCTTGATATATCTCAAACAAATTTGGTTTGATGCCACGAACAATCTTATATTGTTTGTTGCCAATATTAAACTCAACTTCTACAATACAATCTTTACCGTTGATTGAATTTAATAGATTAGGTTTGTTTATATTACGAAATGGTTTGCCAAACAAAGCAAAACACAACGCATCCAGCATGGTGGACTTACCAGAACCATTAGTACCAACAACTAGGGTGTTGGTATTACTGTTTAGTTTTAGTTCCGTAAAATGATTACCAGTTGAAAGTAGATTTTTCCAACGGAGTGTTTTGAATATTATCATTCAGTTTCAGTGTTTAGTGCTTCAACATAAAGTTCACGCATTAGACCTTTAAGTTTATCACTTTCTACATTCAGTGTCAAGTTATCAATGTATTTGGAAAGAATCGTCATGGTATCTTCCGCTTGATCAATCAAGTCTTGATCAGCATCAAGAGTGACTTCGGTAAAA